GGGCAGCAGATTGGCGTCGGAGGACCGCCCTGGCAGCAGCACCGCGACGTGCTCACTCGACCTCCTCGGGGCTCACGGCGTACCACCCGCGCACGTCGACGCGGTTCGCCGATCGCACCCACTCGCCGCCCTCCAGCTGAAACACGTACACGGGCTCCGCGATTCTTACGGGTGAGCCTCTATTCACCAGAACCGTTTCGCCGCAGCCACTCGCGCACAGCCACAGCAGCGCGAGCGCGGCGAGGATCAGGGTCGGCATCCACGGCTCGCGGCCGTCGCGAGTAGTGCGCGAGGATGGCGATGGCGATGTTGGTGAGGATGCGCTCAAGCACCCTTCTCGGCGTCCTTCGCCATGATGAGTCCGACGCCCGCGATGATCGCGGAGATGGCCGCCGTCCAGTCGACGGCGTCGGGCCAGCCGTTGATGATGCCCGCGGCGGCGGTCAGGATTGCCGCGATGCCCGCGGCAGTGGTCTTACGGTTGCCTTTCATGCTGTTTCCTTTCGAGGGCCGCGATGCGGCTTTCGTAGTGCTTGATCTCGGATTGAAGCGCCGTCAGCATGACCTCGACGCGCGTGAGTTTGGCCACGACGATGAACGTCGTGCCAACCACGGCTCCGATGATCGTGAATAGCGCCGCGATCTCGCCGAGGTTCATGGCATGATGAAAGCGGTGACCGTGGTGCCTGAAGCGCCATTGGAACGGACCCACGTCCGAGACGGATTCAACCGGACCACGGAATGCGTGTCCGTGCCATTGAACACCATGTACCTTCCGGCGTCGTTCTCTGCCAGCGCCGCCGCGGCGTTGTTGGTTCCGCTCGAAACCACGACCATGTTGAATGCGGCAAGGCCGTACAACATAACTTGGGCCTCAAGGTCGTTGTCGGCGAGCTGCACCCAGGCGCCGGAGCTGGCATTGACGGTGCGGGCGATGCAGAATGTTCGGGTATCGGCCATCGGTAGTGGTTCCTTTGCCATTAACGGGTTGCGTTGGGGGTGATGTAGAAGGTGCCCTCGGCGAAGCGCGTCGTGACGCCGCCGGTGGTGCCTTCGAGGTCGTAGACGCCGTACTGCGGCGCGGTGAAGCCTGCGGTAGCGGTCGCGGAGATCGTCACGGTGATCGTGGATTGGCCGCCGCTGTGCGTGGCGGTGATCTCGCCGTCGAGCGTCGACAGCTCGAAGACGATGGTGCTGCTGCCGTGGGACGGGCGGCCCTGCATCACGAAGGATTGGCCCGAGACGTTGCCCGTCCAGGTCACGACCATCGTGAACGTGCTGCCCGCCTGGATGATGATGTCGCGCTGTGGTTCGTCGCTTGGGTGTGCCATTGGATCATCCGAAACAGAGGGTTCTCACGCGGACGAATCCCGCGCCGCCTGCGCCGCCCGCGCCGCCTGTGGTCGTGCCCATGCCACCGCCACCGCCGCCGCCGCCACGGACGGCCGCGCCACCCGCGCCGCCTGCGCCGGAAGTGCCCTCACCGCCGCCGCCGCCGCCGTTGCCGAAGCCCGTGATAGTGTCGTAGCCGCCTGCGGTGCCGGCGACACCCGTAGCACCGCTCGCGCCGCCAGCGCCGCCGCCGCCGCTGTTCACGTATTGCGTATCTGCACGCCCAGTTGCCGCAAGTCCACCGGCAAAACCGGCGGCCTGTCCTGCTATGGAATCTGAGCCACCGGCACCACCACCGCCACCGCCGAACGGAAAGCCGTGGTTTCCAGCCCAGACGAGGTTTGATTCCTCGCCGCCGCCGCAGCCAAACATGTTTGCTCCAGTCGTCGTTCCTCCGATCTCTCCTCCCGCAGTCCCTTCCGCTCCTGTTGCATACACATGAGATCCGAAAGAAGAGCTGTTGGACGATGTCGGGGTGCTTCCGTACGCGACGGCTGCTCCACACGTCACCGACACGGTGGAACCCAAAGCCGAAGCAAGAAACGTTTTCTGTGCGGTGCGGCCTGCGCCTCCGCCATAGCCATTCAATGTCGTGCTTCCCGCCTGCCCGTTTGAACCAGCTCCGCACATCGTGACCTCGACCCACAGCGCGTTCGCCGGCTTCGTCCAAGTCCCGCTCGCCGTGAAGTCCTGCGTATTCACGGTGAGGGTGCCGCCGCCGCCGATCTCCGTGCCGCCGGCGGTCGTTCCGTCGCCCACGTAGAGCTTCTTGGTGTCGGTGGTGTAGATCGGCTCGCCTTCGGCTGGCGTGATGCCCGTCCTGTCGGCGTTGAGTCCTCGGCGTAGCTTGAGTGGCATTAGATGATGGCTCCGTAGTCGACCGTATTGGTGTAGGGGTTCGTGATCGTCTGGTAGTCGCCGTCGTTGTTCGGGTTGGCGAACGTGCCGAAGTCGCTCGGGTTTATCGTGCCGAAATCGGTGTCGCCCTCGCCCGCCTCGAACGTGCCGTACTCATCATCGAGCGCCGTCGGCATCAAAAGCGTACCGTAGTCCGTGTCGCCGACAAGGGGCGCCGTGCACGTACCGTCGATGGCCTGCGTGTTGACGATCAGCCAGTACAGCGTGCCCGTCTGCGCGCGGTGCGGCACCGCCAGGACGTAGCTATTGAGCGGGATCTGACGCGGTTGGAAGCCCGCGGGGATGTTCCCGTTCGCCACGCCGTAGCTGTAGTAGCTTCCCGTGTTCGACAGTTCCGACACGCTGAAACCGATGTTCGGATAGGTGTTCGCCCTGAGCTGCGGCAGGTAGTTCGGGCTGCCGGCGATCTCGGCGAAGTAGAGCGTGTAGAGGAACCTGAACGGGCCGCCTGAAGCCAGCGCGGTCGCCGCCGTCACCTTCATGAGCTGCGTCTCGATGCTGGCAGGCTCCTCGCGGAACCGCGCGGCGCGGTCGAGGTCCTTCTCGCGGCGGAAGGTGTACTGGTTGCGGTACATCAGTACCAGACCCCCACGAACGCCTGGTACTTCATGCTCTCGCCGAGCGCGCCCGTCGGCCAGATGTCGTTGAACCCGACCGCCGTGCGCTCCTCGCGCGCCCACCGCACGTCGGCGTAATCGTCGCCGTTCATGCGGGGCTTGCCGTCGTTGTCCATCTGCAGGATCTGCGAATGGTGGAAGTACTCGTCGTAGAGGTAGTCGATTACCACTTCGTAGAACTCGTGCTCAAGGTGGTTGATCGCGGCGCCGTCGCAGATGAGGTTCTGCGCGCCGTAGCCGAGGAATGCGTCCGAGTTCTTCTTGCCCACGTACGCCTGCAGGACGCCCGTGAGGTAGTCGATGCCGCCGCTGTTCACGTCGACCACGAACCGCAGCCGTAGCGCCGTCTGCCGCACGTCGATGTCGCGCACCTTCTGGATGCCGCCGATGTCGGTCGTGCTTAGGTTGTTGGTGGCGTTCGGCCCCGTCATGCCGGGGTTGTCGCGGTACATCTTCATGGACCGCGTGCGGAAGGTCGGGATGACCATGCACGGCAGGAAGAGGCCCTGCTCCAGCGCCGCGGCGTTCTCGATCGACTCTTCCGTCGGGCCCATTCCCATGGCGAACTTGCTCTCGAAGTAGCGCGTGGAGTACTCCACGTCCACCGTGATCTTGTTGCCCTCGGGCAGGCCCCAGCTCAGGCGCCGCACCAGTGCGCCCGACATCCAATCGGTGCCCGCGCCGTACTGCTCGCCGATGTTCTTGATGACGGGGCCGCCCGCCGTAGCGTCGTAGATGATCTTGTTCGGTTCGAGCGGCCCGACCTCAAGCGCGCCGATCTTGATCTTCTCGACCTGCCAGCGCTCGGTGATCGTGTGCACGTCCCAGATATCGCCCTGGTCGGCGGTGACGCCCTTGAGGTATGCGCGGTAGTCGACTGAATTGATCATGTGGTTGCCTCCCGCTGCTGCCGTGCGAAGTTCCGCATGGTGCTGTCCAGTTCCTTGAGTTCGTCGCGGGTGAACAGCTGCCGCGCCTCCTGCTCGCTGCCGGCGATGCTGAGGTCGGCTTGCCGGACGATCTCCTCAGCAGTGGTCCCACCGCCGATACCGCCGATGGCGCCTCCGAGCAAAGTGCCGAGCCATGTCGCGCCCTTCAGCGTGTTCTCTGCCCACTGGCCGATCATGCCGCCTCCGCTTGCGGCAAATCCCTGCGAGATGCCGCCGAAGAATCCTGCGCTTTTCGGCGCTGCACCAGTTTCCTGCGCTTGCTCGCGCAGAGTGATCGCCTGCACCGCAGTCATTCCGGTGGTGGTGCGTCCCGTCCTGGCAAACTCCTGCATGGTCTGCTCTGCGGTCTTCATGGTGGCCGCGAATGAATCGACGATCTTCCCCGCGGCCATTATGGGAGCCGCCGCGGCGAGCGCAATGCCCGCGCCGCCAATGGCGAGGCTGCCAGCGCCGCCACCGAGACTTCCCAGGGCGCCCACCTTGCCAAACGCGCCGCCCGCAAATGCGAGGCCCTTTCCGCCGACGGTCTGCAGTTCCTTGTTCGCGTTGGCAATGTCCCGCTTCATCCCTGCGGTATTCACCTTCACGTCGACGTTGAGCGTGGGAAGCTTCATGCTCCGCCCTCCAGGATGATCCGAACTTGCTTGCGGTTGACCTTCGCGCCCTTGGCCTTCTGGTCGGCTTCATAAAGCGCCGCCTGCAGGTGGCGAAGCAGGGTCGGACCAAGCACCTGCTGGGCCTTGATCGTGGCAAATGTGCCGATGCGGTAGCGCCCCGTCCCGCGGTGGTACTGCCCTCGCTTCCACCCGAGCCCGCCGTACGGGCTTGGCCGTCCGACGGGATACGAATGGAATCCCAGTTCCGTGAAGTGACTGCGCCACCCGCTGCCGTAGCTGTCGTAGACCTTGCGCAGCGCGCGGCCGCCCTTGCCTTGCTTCGGAATCGGCCGCCCGGTTGTCTTGTATCCGACGGCACTCCACGCCACGCCGCTCGGGTTCATCTTGACTTTGTAGGCGAGGCTCTTGTCCGATACGCCGGACGCGCTTGGCGTCAGGCTGCGCGCCAGACGCGCAACCGATTTCGAGTAGTTCCGCAGGGCCTTGCGGGCGATTGCGTCCTGTGTCTTGATCTCGAAGGCGTCAAGCGCCTTGCGGATTTCGTCCAGGCTTTTGGGATCCGGTCGGATTGTGATGTTTGGAGATGTCATCCAATCTCTTCCTGATCGCCTTGTAGTCCGGCACGTCGAGCTCGATTATCAGCTCCAGTACCGAACGTTCCCAGGGTGCTGCCCGCCTGTTCTTCAGGACGCGCGCGAGCAGCGCGCGCGCGTCCCGACCTAGTCCACGCCTTCGTTGTACAACGCCTCGATCTGCGGGACCACCTTCGCCGCGAATCCCGCCGGCGCCGCCATGGCGTCGGCCACGTCGGCAAACAGCGGCTTGCCGTCCATGTCCTGGCAGTGCCGGTGCAGGCACCACGCGCGCGCGTTCTCTGGGCTCTTCGTGTTCACGTCCACCGCCTCGACGAGATCCGCGAGCGTCGGCCGCGAGATCTGGAAACGGCACCCGTTCCACTCGGCCGCGATGGGCTGCAGGCTCAGGATGGCGCGGATGTCAGCCAATCGAGACCTCGCCCGTGATCTGCGCGGAGAACGCAACGCGGACCACATCGGCCACCGCGGCGCTCGGCGACCAGCTGGTGACGATGGCGTTCGCCGAGTAGGTGGCGCTGGCGTGCAGCGTGAAGATGAATGCAACCGAACTTCCCGACTTCACCGCCTTCTCAAGCGCGTCGATCTGCGCGTTTCCCTGGTCGTAGTACAGGTTGCCCGAGATGGTTCCGGTGCGGATGCCCGAGATGAACTTCCGGTCGAGGTTGCCGATCTCGGTGGTGTCGATGGTCTCGATGGAGAGCTCGACGGTGGCGTCGATCAGGTTGGCAAGGGCGGTGCCGCCGACGGCAAGCGAGCACCCGGATGTGTTGTATACGGCCATATCAGGGCTCCCAGTGAACGGTGACGGTGAGGGTGGCGGTGGCGGGTTCCTGCTCGTCGCCGAGTCCGGCGGTCGGTGCCGCGACGGTCTTCGACTTCACGACGAGCGAATGAATGTCGACGGTGTCGTACGTGCCCGTGGCGAGCACGCTGGCCTCGATGTAGTCCACCAGGCTGCTCGCGTCGACGGTCGTTTCGCAGATGCACGTGATCGTCAGTTCCGACTCGCGGATGACTCCGATGGTCGCCGGCACGGTCGTGGCGACCTCGAAGGTCACCGCGGGCAGCTCGCTCGACTGCAGGCGGTAGCCGTGCGTCACGCGCGCGTTGGGCACGTCGATGGGCGATGCGCTCGACAGCAGCGTCGAGCGGATCAGCATGGCGCGGATGGCGGATTCAATCGACGCCATCAGTTGATCTCCTCGCAGAGAATGACCGCGACACGGTCGGCCTCATCGAGGTTGCGGATCGACTGGACGCGCAGGGTGCGCCCGCGCAGCGACAGCCGATCAAGTTCCGTGAGCCCGACCTTCTGCACCGCCTGCCAGCGCGCGCGGACCTCGCAGGAACGCACCACGACCACGCCGTCGGCGTACTGCTGCTCGGTGGTCGAGTCGTTCCGCAGGTCGCACCGGAAGGTGCCAGACTCCGTCCATACGTCCGTGCGCATACCTAGCGCGTCCTGCGCATCGCTGGCGGCGAGACGGGTCGCCACGTGGGACAGGACGCCGCCCGAGATCATCGGAGCTGGCTCCTGATCGAGTACATATCGAGGATGGCCTCGACCGACATCGGCACCGTCTGCAGGCCGATGGGCTGCGCCGCCTCGGGATTGTTGTACCAGTGCCCGACCAGCGCGATCATCGCGTGCACCAGAGGGTCGGGGATGTTCGAGTATCCGACCGTGTAGGTCACGATTATCGCGGTGCCTTCGTAGATCTCGGGGCGCTCGAGGAACCTGATCTGGTTCAGCGGCCCGTCGGTCTGGTCGATCCAGTAGTCGCCCGCCGGCACCGTGGTCTGGGTGTTCGTGCTGTTCTGGTAGCGGACGTGCGTGATGCCCGTGTAGGGCGCCACAGGGATAAGGCTGTCCGTCCAGGCGGCGAGATACAGGGCCTCGGTTCGCGGCTGCAGCGCGAGGCCCGTGCGCTTCTCGACGAACACAGTCGCCGTCTCCCTGAGCCTGATCAGGTCGGCGTCATCGTCGCTGTAGTCGATCTTCAGCGCGGTCTTGATTGTGCTCAGGGGGATCGACATGGAAAAGGGTCGGCCGCCTTTCGGCGGCAAACCCCACGGGGAAAGATGCGCTCACTTGAACTCAGCGTGGGCGAACGGGCGGTAGCCCGACGCGCCGACCATGACGGTCAGGTCGCTGCGCTTCCAGGTCTGGAGGAACACGTTGAGCTTCGCAAGTTCGGTGTACTGGTCGAGCATGAACTCGACCGGGCCGCGGTCGTAGATCTCGACGTTCGAGAAGTCGCCCACGATGAACGCGACCGACTGGGCGGTGGTGGCGGTCGGCATGAACTGCGAGACCACGACGGGAATGCCGTACAGGCTGCCGTTGATGCCGTTGGTCAGGCCCTCGGCGACGTTGTCCGACACCTGCCAGAGGTAGCGGTTCGAGCCATCCTTGAGCTTGCGGATCTCCTTGGCGGCCGTGTCGCCCATGATCCAGCGCAGCGAACCGCCGCGGCGGTACTGCGGGCTGACGAGATGCGCGGTGTCAATCACGGCGTCCGCGGTGAGGCCCGTCCATCCCTGGCCGGTCGTGCCGCCGGTGAACGTGAACTTGTTGTCGGCGGCGTTGATCTGCGTGACCACGCCGTTCGGCTGCGCGGGGTTGCCCGTCGCGCTGGCCGAGCCGTCGCCGGTCATGAGGTACTGCTCTTCGGTCTGCGCGAGCGCCTGGGCCACCTTGTTGGCGAGGTAGCTGCCGCCGTTAATGTAGTCGTTGTACGCCTGGTACGTGACCTTCGAGCGGACGGCGTAGGTGAAGTCGCCGATGGTCTTGCGGCCGAAGGTGCCGGTGGACTCGGTGACGGTGTTGGTTGGAGCCGCGTAGGCTTCGACAGCCGAAGTCGACTCGTCGACCAGGTAGCCGGTGGGAATCGCGGTCTCCACGGTGATCTGCTGGTCGGTCGCCACGTTGAACACGCGCGCGAGACCGCGGAGCGGGGTCTCCTTCATCATGAGCTCCCAGATGCGCCGCTGCATATCGACGGGCATCGGGGCGTTGGCGCTGCCCGTGTTCAGCGCGCGGATCTCGGCCATGTCGCCCGTGCGGAGCGCCTTGCCGAACGCCGTGCGGTACTCAGCCGACGCGGAGAAGTCCGCGGCAACCGCCTTCTCGGCGGCGCGCACGGCGAGCGGCGCGATCTCGTGCACCGGCTTGCGCATTTCGGAGTCGATGCGCGCGGCGCGCTGGGCCGTCTCGATCTCGCGGTCGAGCTCGGTGTAGCGGGCGTCCAT